GATCTGAAACATTTCCCCATGAAAGACTTTCAGATCGGTTTGACTGCACCGCCGTTCCATCCAAACTGCCGTGGCTGTACCTGTCCATATTTTGATGATGAATTTGACAGCGTGGGAGAGCGTGCGGCGAGAGGAGAGGATGGAAAGACCTATTATGTACCGGCAGATACGACTTATGAGGAGTGGAAGAGATCTTTTGTGGATGGCGACACAGAAGCAAGAGATAGACTTGGTCTTATTACAAATAATAATAAAGCAGATCCGAAGTATTACGATTTTAAAGGAAAAGATTTAAAAACAGTTGAACAGGAAATAAGTCAGAATGATTATGAAACAGCTGTTATATTTGAGGATGGAAAAGCAATCAGCTGCCAGCTTGGTAATGAAGACACTATAAAATTTACGAAGCATCAGTTAAAATTGATGAAAGGAAACGATGTTACACATAACCATCCATTGAGCACACCACCATCACCGGAAGATCTGTATCTGTTGGTAGATCATAAAGTCAGAAGTTTTAGAACCTGTGGGAAAAATGGTGCATATGTGTTAGAATATAATGAAAATATACAGCAACTTCCAACAAGTGATAAATTTAGTGATGATTATAACCGGCTGTTATATCAGTTAAAACCTAAAATAATCGAGCAATATTATAACGGACATAATGAACAGGAAGTACTTGTGAAACTGGGCGAAGAAATTTGGAATGAATTATACAAATTATATGGAGTAAAGCCTAGATTCGAGAGGAGATGAATCGAATGTCGCGAGAAATAGATAGATATCAATTGAAATCTTTATTTCCCATTTGCCAAGACTGTAAAAAAATTAAATTTGATGGAATTCCGTATTCGTGTAAAGCATATCCAAAGAAAAACGGAATACCGCCGGAAATCTGGAACGGTAAGGTTAAAAAATGTGACCATTATGAACCAAAAACCTAGGGTATAGTGTGCAGCCTATCCGAAAGAAAAGGGAATACCACCAGTCAGAAATGGCATGGTGGTATTTTTATACCCAAAATCAAAAGTTGCACCGGTGCAACCGCAAAATGTAAAACGACGGAAACAGGATTGTAAGCAGCAGTCCTGTTTTTATATTGTCCGAAGCCTTATGACATGAAAACTGCCGGCAGAATCCCATATCAGGGAAATAATGATAAGCGTGGCTGCAAATAAAGCCAGAAAGGAAGTAACCCATGAAGTTAGAGGAATTGTTAGGAGAAGAACTGTATAAACAGGTCGAAGAAAAGATCAATGCGGCAAATGCGAATGAACCGGACAAGCTGAAGCATATCAGGTATGCAGATCTGTCAGAGGGCGAGTATGTCAGCAAAGGAAAATATGATACCGCCGTGGCAGAAAAAGAGAATCTTGCCGGTCAGATTAAAACGCTCAACACTACGATCGGAGATCTGAAAAAGAACAATGCAGACAATGAAGCATTGCAGAGTACTATTACAGACCTGCAGGCGAAGCTGAAAGACCAGCAGACAGCCAATGAGCAGATTTCAAAGACCTATGCGTTGAAAGATTCCCTCACAAAGCAGGGAGTGCTTGATCCGGACTATCTGATTTATAAAGCGGGCGGACTGGACAAGTTTACGTTTGACAAAGAAGGTAAGCCGGTCGGCGTGGAGGATGCC